GCTTTGGTTTTGTATCCCAAAAATTCAGCGGTGGCGGTACAACTCAGCAGCTTTGGGGCGGTTACGAATTTGGATCAACCAAATTCAAGCAATTCCCAATTTGGTCAGGCCGTGGGCCTCGCGGTGGATCGGCTGGATACTTTATCTATCCAACATTGCGAGCCGAACAGCCACACATCATCAATCAATGGGAAAATGCATTTACTAAGATTTTGAAGGAGTGGTGATGGCTGGTCAAAGTAGAACACTCAAGCTCTCGATTCTCGGTGACATCGACCAGCTTAAAAAAAGCCTCACCAGCGGATCAAACGAAGTTCAAGGTTTTGGCAACAAACTCGGTGATTTTAGCAAAAAGGCTGGTTTGGCTTTTGCCGCAGCTGGTGCTGCCGCAGCTGCTTATGCAGGCAAATTGCTCATTGATGGTGTTAAGTCTGCAATTGAGGATGAGGCTGCTCAAGCAAAATTGGCAACAACTTTGCAAAATGTTACAGGTGCAACAAATGCTCAAATTGCAGCTGTTGAGGATTACATAACCCAAACCGCATTGGCCAATGGTGTAACCGATGATCAACTAAGGCCATCGCTGGATCGGTTGCTTAGAGCCACAAATGATGTTGCCGAGGCACAAAGACTCCAGACACTAGCCTTAGACATCGCAGCCGGTACGGGCAAGGATTTGGGTGCTGTTTCTGAAGCATTGGGTAAAGCTTACGATGGCAACCTAGGCGCACTCAAGCGTTTGGGTGTAGGCATCGATGATTCAATTATTAAATCAAAGAATTTTGATGCTGCCGCAGCTGCACTTTCAAAGACTTTTGAAGGTCAAGCATCAAAGCAAGCTGAGACATTTCAAGGCAAAATGGCACGGCTTACTGTGGCATTTGATGAGGCCAAAGAAACTGTCGGATCGTATGTACTCGATGCGCTGACACCATTGGTCAGCAATTTTGTGGACAAAGGCATCCCAGCAATTCAAGATTTTGCCGGCAATTTGAGCAAAACATTGGGGCCAGCCTTTACTCAGATACTCAAAGTAGTTCGCGATGATGTTTTGCCAATTATCAAAGCTTGGTATGGCTTTATCGCTGACACGATTGTTCCAGCTCTTTCAGCTATTATCGGGCCGGCTTTTCAAGGTTTAGTCAGCGCATTTACCAAAATCAAAAATGCTGTTGTGGACAATAGTGATGAATTAAAGCCATTGCTAGGTTTGTTCAAATCAATCGCCAATTTTATAAAAGAGGATTTGGCACCAATTCTAGGCGGTGCTTTCAAATTAGCATTGTCAGCAATCGGAACAATTGTTGCTGGCTTAGTGACAGGTTTTTCAAAACTTGTTGGGTTTATTACTAGCACAGTCAATAAGATCAAAGAATTTGTGAATTTTGTAAAGGATAACCCGGTTACGCGCTTTTTCTTTGGCGATTCAAATGATAAGTCGCTTAAAGCTGGTGTCGGATTTGATGCTGGCACACCGGTCGAATCACCGGGATTTGGCGTAGGCAATGGATTTATGCCATCGGGTGCATCACCCACATTTACAGGCGCACCTGTTGAGGCTTATTCACCAGCCATGCAAGCTGCAATTTTAAGGCGTGAGGAATTAAAGGCAGAAACCGAGCGATTGAGAGCTGCACGGGAGGCAGCCGCAGCTGCCAGATCAGCGGCCACCGGTGGGCTTTCAACAGCTGATCGCATCACAATCAATGTGAGCGGTGCCATCGATCCAGAAGGCACGGCACGCACCATCGTGGATACACTCAACAATTCATTTTATCGAGGCACAAATGGCGCGAGCGGATTGCAATTCGCATGAGCATTTTCAATCCCGTTTGGCGCGTGACCATTGGCGGTGTGCAATACCAGACAGCCATTTTGGCAAATCTGACCATCACCAGCGGTCGCACAAACATTTATGAGCAGGCGCAGGCTGGATACATAAATTTAGAAATTATCAATCTAGATCAATCCAATGTGCCAATTGAGATCAATGATTCACTTACCATCGAGCTGCAAGATTCAACAGCTACATTTGTGCCAATTTTTGGCGGATCTGTCGTTGAGGTAGGAATTGCTGTGGCGGAGGTCGGCAACATTGATTATGCACAACGCATCAAAATCATTGCTTTGGGAGCTTTGGCGAGATTGCCAAAAGCATTGACAAATGGCGTGCTTTCAAAAGATTTTGATGGTGAGCAAATCTATGATGTTTTGTACCAAGTTTTGTTTGATTCGTGGCAAGAGGTTCCGGCAGCTTTACAATGGAATACTTACAATCCAACAACAACATGGGCAAATGCTCAAAATTCTGGATTGGGTGAAATTGATCGCCCAGGCAATTATGAGCTGGCCGCTAGATCATCGAATCGCACAGATGTTTATTCATTGGTCTCAGCTTTGGCAACATCGGGATTGGGCTACATTTACGAAAACGCACAAGGCCAAATCGGGTATGCAGACAGTACTCATCGAACCAATTATTTGGCTACAAATGGGTATGTTGAACTCACGGCCAATCATGCAATTGCACCGGGTTTAAGCATCCAGCAACGGGCAGGTGATGTGCGAAATTCAATCACGCTGAAATACGGTGCCACATCATCATCAGAAAAGTCGGCCAAAGATACGGCCTCAATTGGCCTTTATGGTGAATTGGCTCAAATCATCAGCACCACATTGCACAATGCGGCTGATGCTCAAGATCAAGCTGATTTTTATTTGACTTTGAGAGCGTATCCAGAATTCAATTTTAACAACATCACATTTGAGCTGACCAATCCAGAGCTTGATGATTCGGATCGAGATGCCTTGATTGGGGTTTTCATGGGTATGCCGGTCGAAATTAGTGACCTCCCATTGAACATGAATTCGGGCGATTATCTGGGTTTCGTTGAAGGCTGGACATTTTCGGCCCGATACAATCAGGTCAGCATTTCAATGATTCTTTCACCGATCAGCTTTTCATTGCAGGCAATGCGCTGGAACGATGTGCCGGTGGTGGAATTATGGAACACAGTCAATCCAACTTTGGATTGGATCAATGCCACGATTGTGGCGTAAGGAGAAAAATGAGCAATCCAACAAGCAATTTCGGATGGCAAATGCCAACGAACACAGATTTGGTCTCCCAGCTCCCGGCCGATTTTGAGGTATTTGGGCAAGCTGTCGATACATCATTGGCAGAGCTGAAAGGCGGTACCACCGCTCAAGTTTTGGCCAAAACATCAGCAACGGACATGGATTTTACATGGACAACATTGCCACCAAGCGGCAAAATTTTGCAGGTTGTTCACTACAATTCTTTTACATTGACAACAACCTCATCAACAACCTATGCGACAACCGGCATTGTTGGATCGATTACGCCAAGCAAAACCACAAGCAAGGTTTTGGTCATGGTCAAAATTCCATGGCAATACTTAAGCGGCTCATCAACTGTTGGTTTCAACACTCGTTTGTATCGTGGCGGATCAAACATTTCACAATTAGATCAGGAAGCAGCTCGAAATGGTGGAATTGCCAGCGGTCTCAATGGATCATCGACTCATTTGTACCTTGATTCACCATCATCAACATCATCGGTGACTTATGAAATTTTTGGTGCTGTAGCTGGTACAAGTGCCAATGCCTATTGGGGAGGCCAAGGTCAGCCAGCTGCACTCGTACTTATGGAGGTTGGAGCATAATGATTAAAGGACACGATGTATTGCAAATGCTTATCCCATCCGGTGGGTGGGTTATCGCTGGAGATGATTACGACACAATCCAATTTTTGGAATGTGAACCAATTACCAAAGCGGAATTTGAAGCCGGTTTTGCTGTCGCTGATGCATGGCGAGCAGATCAAGAAGCTGCCAAAGCAGCTGAAAAATCTGCATTGCTGGCAAAATTAGGCATCACAGCTGATGAAGCAAGATTGTTGCTTTTATGACTTTTCCACAAGGCACATTGCCTCGTTTGATTCAGGTTGCACTCGCTGAGGTGGGTACGGCTGAAACAGGCAACAATGAGACCAAGTACGGCAAATTCATGAAAGCCGACAAGCTCCCATGGTGTGGATCATTTCTGAATTGGTGCGCCCATCAAGCTGGTGTCAAAGTGCCAAATGTGGTCAGCACACGAGCTGGAGCCGAGGCATTTCAGAAAGCCAAGCAATGGCACACAACACCAAAGATTGGTGATTTTGTTTTCTTTGATTTCATCATCGATGACAAAACCACGATCAATCACATTGGCTTGGTGATTCGTGCATCAGAAAAACAAATTGTGACCATTGAAGGAAACACATCGGGTGCTGGTGATCAGCGCAATGGTGGGGAAGTCATGGTGAAATCAAGAGCTTTGGGAGCACGCTCATTTGTTGTCGGTTATGGCCGACCAGCTTATGAGCCATTTTCCGGTGATTTACCGGATCGACCAAAAGGAGAGAAATGATGGATCAAGCAAAAGCAATTGCAGCCTCATGGGGCCGCTCGTACATCGCAGCTGCATTGGCCGTGTACATGGCCGGTGGCGATCTCAAAGCAATGGCAATGGGTGGTGTGGCAGCTGTCGTGCCAGTCATTTTGCGTTGGCTTAACCCAGCTGACAAAGCTTTCGGATCAACGGGGAAATGATCCCGAAACTACTCGCGGCAGGTTTAGCTTTGATTCTTTCGCTAAGCCTTGCCGGGTGTGGTTATCAAGGATGGGTGCGATACCCATGTCAGGAGCACGAAAATTGGGAAAACCCAGAGTGCCAAAAACCACAATGCAAAGTCACGGGAACCTGCACAGAGGATGTGATTGGTGATGGCCTCAAAGAATAAAGAGCGTTTAAGTCAAGAGGAAATCAAGGCGCGGCTGATGTTTCTTATTGGCGCGGTTTTGTCATTTGTATTTTTGATTGTCACATTGGGCATCACATACGCTTTGATCTTTGTGACACAACCAATTGGAGCACAAGCTCCCAATGATGCAGCTTTCATCGATCTGCTCAAGACTTTGGCAATTTTCCTCACCGGGTCATTGGGTGGTGTTTTAGCATCCAACGGCCTTAAAGACAAGCAAAACAAATCTGAGTATGAAAAAGCAATGGAAAAGCGTTTTGGCGGTAGCGACACGCCATGATTTGAGCGTGATTGTTGAATTTGTCTGCCTCGCCTGTCACTCTTTATTTGGGAGCAGATAAGCTGTTCCCAGAAACGGGAGCAACAAAATGAACGAAGCATCAATTGTGATCTTTATGATCATCGCTGGAGCCTTATGGGCTGTCATGTCTTATTCGGTCGGATTCCGAGAAGGCCAGCGACAAGGCTATACAAGAGGCCGGGCCGTATCACGCCACATCTCACAGCTCAATGAGAAGGTGGACAACTAATGGCCGGGTTTCTCGAAAACTACGAAGGCAACAAAGAGCGCACAGATCGTTGGATTGCCACATTTCCAAATGGGCGTTTAGAGGCTCACATCATTGAATTTAATGCCGACAAAGGCTATGTGTTGGTACAAGCTAAGGCATGGCGCAATCAAGAGGAAACAGAGCCAGCCGGTATTGATTACGCTTTTGGCTATCGTGAGGCGTACAACCCAAACATGAAACGCTGGTTTTGCGAGGATACTGTCACATCAGCTTTGATGCGCGTGATGGCCTTGGTTATGGGTGGCACAGAAAAGGCTACAAAAGAAACCATGCAGCAAGTCAAAGTTAATGATGCATCAAAACCCGTTGAGCACGATTACTGGACAACAAAATTTGGTGATGTGCCAAGCTACAAAACAGCGGCAGAGGCCGAGCAGGCAGGAATTCCATCACTTGGATCATCGATGGATGAGATTGCCAAGCAATTGGGTGGGGAGCTTGTACAAGAGGCACCTCAATGCTCACACGGCCATCGCATTTGGAAGCAATCGCATGATGGCGCACCAAAATCATGGGGCGGCTACTTTTGCACAGAGCGTACAAAGGCAACCCAATGCCAACCGCTTTGGTATGTATTGCGATCAACTGGAAAATGGGAGCCACAAGTATGAGCGACTTTATGGAAATCCTCAATCCACAAACCATGACCGGCAAAATGTATTTTCAAGGCGAGGTGCTGGAGGAATACAAAATTGAGCAATGCGACAAGTGCTCAAAGCTCGTCAAGCTTGATTCATTTGGCTACCAAAAAGGCTATGACAAGCAAGACAACATCATTTGGTTTTGTGGTGATTGCCGATGATCGACCGCATCGAGGAAGTGCAATGCATGATTGCAGCGATCTCACATTGCCATGATCGATCAGCTGACCACAGCTCACGCATCGTGCGCAATCTTTCGTGGTTTGAGTATGTTGCACAAAACGCTGAATCCATGGTGTCTGAGTGGGTAGTAGCAAAACGATTGGGTTATGACTACACACCCGGCATCACATGGGATAAGTCAAAGGCGGATGTTGGCGATCACATCGAAGTCAAATGGTCTCCAAATCCACACTCGAATTTGTGGATTCAGGAATCGGATCGCCATGATCGTGACATTGCTGTGCTGGTTACCGGTAACTCACCAAAAATGCACATCGTTGGCTGGATCCCCGTAGCGATTGCAAAGAAACCACGCTACCGAAACTCATCACAAAACAATTGGAGCGTGCCACAAATCAACCTGCAACCTATTGAGACTTTACAAAGGAGCAATTATGCACATCCTGCAATTTGATTGTTCAATCTGCAAGAAGCTTTACGGAAAGCCAAAGCAACGCCATGGCCTTAAAAAAGGTGCTGAACTCACAGCTCATGAGTGGTTTGCACAATGCATGGGATGTGGCACATTTGGAATCAAGCTGGTCGATGATGATCGGATTGAGGAGCTAAGTGATGGCAACTTATGAATTCAAGTGTGATCAATGCGGCACAATGGCAATCATCAATCGTGCAATCGATGCTGATGGCGATGTTGATGCTGGTAATTGCATGGCTTGTGCGATTCCAATGACACGCATTTGGAGCGATGTTGGAGCTGTGTTCAAAGGTACTGGATGGGGTAAGTCATGATTAAGTTATCCACAGGCGTTGTCCACAGGCTGTGCGCAACGCCCAACAGCACGCTCAATGTTGCGATGTATTTGCGTGCCTTGGTACGCTCCATGCTCGTGGGCGAGCCGCTGAGGCGGATAGCTCGCAAGCGATGCTTGGTGCTATTGGCCGGGCTATGTGTTGTATTCACAACACCGGCAAGTGCCACACAAGATGCAACAAAGAAACCATCAATTGATTCATTGAAGCTTTATGCACATTCAAGGATTGTGAACTACAAAGAATTCCAATGCTTTAACACATTGATCACAAAGGAAAGCAATTGGCGTGTGGAGGCAATCAATCCCAATGGCAATCACTTTGGCTTAGGCCAGATGCGCAACATTAAGTATCGCAACCTCGATGGCTTTCGCATGGTTGATTGGAGCCTTCGCTACATTGCCCACAGATACCAAGGCTCAAGCTGCAAAGCCTTTGCTCATTGGCAGAAACATGGGTGGCATTGATGTCACGCAACTGGAAAGGTGGCAGCACAGCTCGATGGCGTAAAATCAGAGAAGCTGTATTGAAGCGTGATGGATGTTGCCAGATGTGTGGCCAAACCGAAGGCCAGATGCACATTGATCATGTGATACCTAAGAGGCTTAACGGGAGCGATGAATTATGGAATTTGAGGCAATTGTGTCAAAAGTGCAATTTGGTCAAAGGTGGTCGTTTTTTTGAAGCGGACAAGACA